TGGCTCTAAAAAAGAATTTAACAATACTCCCCGCGGGTATTGTGTAAGGTATAAAATCTAATGGCCCATCTGGATTATCTATATATGCACTAGCTTTAACTGTACAGTAACTTCCTTTACATCCTGCTTTTTCTTCTATAAAAGCATTGTCAGGAGCGCTTGCCGCAAATTGAGAAGGCTTTAACAACATGTAAACTCCTGCAGGTTGCCCACAAGCTTGACTGTTTGGTAAAACTTCACCATCTATATCTTTCCTACAAAGAAAATCTTCAATTTTACTTTCAAAAGCTAAAACCTTACTTTTTACACATCTAAGAACAGGTCCATTTGTATCAGCCTTTACATATAAGCTCTCATTATCTTTTACTTTATCTCTATTATCACCTTCAAGTTTAAACCAAACATTACCAGTTCCCTCTTCTGTGAAAAATATATTTGAATATATAGTCCTATAAGCTGTTTTAGACTCTTTAATTACAAACTTATACTTGGTTGCCCAATAAGGAGCATAGTTGTTTAAAGTGACTCTAATATTGTTTTTATCTACAGAGTTTTCACATGGTATATATACTGTATTAGCTGTGTCCACTAATGCAGTACTACTTCTTCCGTAGTCATCCATGTATACAATTCCAATTTCGTAATCTCTATTACTATGAAGGCTTTGTTTAGATGAATCTAAAGCATATAATCCAGTAGCTCCTACAGAAGTTAAATACTCATAAGCAAATATTCCTAATGGTACAGCAGGAACTTGAACTATGTCGTATTTTTGAAATTTTAAAGCAGGGATTGTAATACTAATTATATCACTTCCTTGAGATGTTTCTATTTGAAAACCTTGACTACTATTAGTAACACCAAAACCTTCATATTGCCATTCTGGATTGTCTTTAGCAAGAATACCACAATTATAAATGTCAGTTACTGAAGTTCCTCTTGTTCCTCCTGTACCTACATCAAAACAGCTTGAATCAATAGGAGCTACAAATTCTTGTATAGCTGCAATAAACTCAGGGCTAGATGCTAAAGCATATACACTAGCATAATCTTGTTGTAAATTAAATAAAAATGTGTATTCAAATGAATTTTCAGGTTGAGTTCCATCATCATAACTTGCATCTCCACCGTATTGACTGCTTCTATAATTAAAATCAATTCCTATCTGAGACCCTTGAATTAAAAGAACTTGATCTCCTCCAAAATCAATTGAAATTTTTGCATTATCAACATTTTCAGAAGGACCTATTGAGTAAGTAACCTGTTCACTTGTTGCTGGTATTTCATCTGCACTTAATGTTTCTGAAATTAAATCTAGATTATAATCTAAATAAATTTCTTTTCCACTTTCATTTGTAATATTATATCCATCAATGTAATTTCCGTACATCAATCTATTACCCATTATTGTTTGAGCTTGTGCCTTTCTAGGAACATTGTCATACAATCTTAGTAATTGTTCTTCTGGTAATGCTGTATAAATTTTCTTATTTGTAAAAGGAATAATTTGTAATTCATTATCTAACCATCCTTGGTCTACTTTATTATATCTTTCAATAACATTAACTGATTGACTAGTAGAAAACTTAAATAAAACATCAACAGCTTTTACATTTTTTCCACCTGTATTAAAACTAATGTTTACACTATTAAATGAATTAACCATTGACGAATTGTCATAGGTGCTATAGTCTATTTGAAAAGGGCCTGGTGAAAAAGCAGTTTGAGAAAAAGGTGACATAGCTGAGTACTCTCCATCCTCATATTGCCATCTATATGCAAAACTTAAAAAAAGCTCTTCCATATAATTTTCTCCTCCTCCTAATTGAAATTGATTTATAGTTGGAGCATTTAAAGGTGGTGCTAAAATAACACCTATATCTTGTTCTGTAATTTGGTCTACACCTGCAATTGGTTGTAAATAATTTCTATTAATATTTATTTTTCTTGGAGCATTTAAATTATCTGTAAAAAATAATAAATCACCTATAAGATTAATTCCATTGACTAAAAATTTTTCATCAAAATTTAATAAAGTTGTTGAAATTACATGATAAAATAAAACAAAAGATGTAGTATTATATGATACTATCATGTCAACATCCGGTGATGTTACAAACCAATAAATAATTTCATTAGCACCATCTTCATATGCACCGATACATCTAGCTCCTACTAAGGGTTGATTATTATATTGTAGTGAAACTAAAAGTTCATTTCCTTTTGAATTTTCTACAGCACCTATCTCAGTTCCTTCTGTAGAACCTAACCTAACGTTTAAAGCATCGATGTATTCTCCTTGAGGAACTAAACGCTCATCAACGGACTTATTCATTCGACCTTTTATAAAGTTCTTTTGAATCTTAGCCATATTATTTTATCCACTTGTTTTGACCCCTTAGGTTCATTAATAGCCTCCCTGGGTGTATATTGCTTAATCTAATTTTTGCGTTCCTTAAAAGGGCTGTTTTTTCTTTTCTAGTTCTATTTATAATATACTCTTGTATTCCAAACTTACTAGAAAGAATTGAAAATTTAATATACGCATAAATAAATTCTTCAAATAGTTTATTTAAACTTATATCAGCATTTACTCCATTTTCCATTCCGTCAGAAACGTACTCTAAAACAACTAATTCTCCTGCCATATCAGAGCTAAAATTAATTACTCCTGATTTTTTATTTATTTTAAAAGTAGGGTTTTGATTAGCTGTCTCAGTATTTAAACCATAACGCCCACCTATTGCATATTCAAAATACCAAACATTATTATAAAAATAACCTTCTTGGCCATCATATGGACTTTCTGCATTTAAATATATTGTTCTATTGCTTCCTATTATTCTATCAATATCTACTGTAGAGAACTCAGGCTTTAAAACATTTCCCTCTTCATCAAATAAAATTCTATAATTATTATCTTGAAGATATGCACTACTCCAATTAGTTTGAATATTTTCTGTTAAAGGAAATAATGTTCCGTTTTTATACATTGAAATCCTAACCCAATTTACATAATCATCTGGTAAAACAAATCGTAATTCGTCATTAACAGCTAACTCTAATATTTTAATTTCTTTTAAAGAATCATAATTTAACTCTTGTATTGCTCGTTTTGCATGAAATAAAATATTATATCTTTCTGAGTTATTTATTAATTTATCATTGCCAACATACATTAACATGAAGTTATTTACTATGTCTTTTAATGAAATGTATTGATACGAACCCCAATTCTTATCTTCAGGATTATTACCATCGTTTTCGTAATACTGATATTGTGTTAAATATGCCATGTCTTATCCTTGTTGTGTGTTTTCTCCCTGTTCCTCTGCTTGAGCAAATTGAACCAAAGGTATTTCTCTAATTGACATCCCTGCGTATTGAAGTATCTTATTAATTAAATTTACTTGATCTGATGCAGGTAATTCAAAGTCTTGATAATCAGCAGGTGACTGATCAAATAAAGGCTCTCCTTGCGCTAAAGTAACATAAGTCCATTTAGGGTCTTTTGGATACCTGATATACTGACAATTTACTGCACCTGTTAAAGATGGGTATATTGTAATATTATCTCCCTCAGCAGTATATGCAGGAAACATTATAGATGGTTCTGTTAATTGAGAACTATTAAGTAAAAGTATTTTACTCTGACTAACTCTTTCTATCTCATTATTTCCTTGAAATATCTTATTTACTAAATAATAATCTAATGGAAGCCCATAAACACCAGCGTTTAAGATAAGAGGATTCGTTACAGAAAAACTATCTATAACCTCTACCAAACCTTTTATTATATCTGCATATCCACTTCCTGAAACTCTTGCATTTTGCTTTACAATCCATGAGTTATATTGATAGAAATAATCTTCAAATATATCTAATTGAGCCTGTTTTGCATATAGGTTAAAATCATTAGGAGTTATATATCCATAATTGTTTTTATTCGCAATTGACAGAACAGTAGACCTTACTGTATTTATTATTGATGCCATTTATAAGTCTTTTTACAAATGTACAAAAAAAAGAGGCTTCATATTTATGAGCCTCTTCTGTAATTTATTTAAAAATAATGTTAACCTAATTTACCCTCAAGTATTCTTAAGACTTCTAACCCTTCATCACTTTGAAGAAATGAAGCTAAAATAAACAATGGGTCTTCTCCGTAAGGTACGGTAAGTAGTTTATTTTTATTTCCTTGAATGTTATAGTAAACATCTTTTTTGTTTTTAAGAACCAATAAGTTTTCGCTAAAAAATTTAGCGCATTTATTTTGAAGTCTTAATAAAGGATCATTTAATGATTCCATGAATTCAGCAGGATATCTTTTTGCAAATATTCTAACATCTCTCTTTAATTCAGAAGAAGTTAAATTATCTATTCTTAATCCTATTACAACTCTAGCAACAGTCTCAAGCATTTCAATATCTAACTCTTTTGCTAAAAGTTGAGCATCTAAAGCTAAATCTAAAGATTCAACTAGAGAACTAGCATCTTTTTCTTTATCTACTTCAACATACATATTTCCAAGCCCTGGATGATGTGCTAAAAACTTTTGTAATACTTGGTTTTCTTTAGGAACAAATAGTAATCCATCCTCAAACACAATAGGTTCTAGAATAGCATTTCCATCTTGGTCATCTTCAAAAATACTTTTTTGATTTTTAGAATACCTTAAAGCCCTGTTAGTTCCTGTGCTTTCATCAAAAAAAAGTAGTGACTTTCTTTTGTGGTTTCTTGATTGAATGTGATAGCTCAATGGAGCGTTATCTTTGGTAAGTTTGTAGGCTTTATTTACAAAAACCTGTTTCTTTTTTGTTGACATTTGATTTGATTTTTAATTTAATTTATAATAAAAAAAGAGTTAGCCAAGCCCCCTATTTTAGCTTGGCCTCCCCTTTTAAATTTACTTCTAGTTGTTAAAGATAAAGAAGTTGTTAGCACCTAAAGTACATAAAGCTCTTTCTGATAAGAAGTTTACTTCCATCGCATCTAAATCCGATGTAGCAGCTCCACCAGCTGAACCTGTAATCCAAGTTTTATAACGTCTGTCTTCAGTTTCTGAAGCTCTATATCTAACGTGTAAGAATGGTCTCTTAGCATTTTTACCAAGAACTTGATCGTAAACTGTAGTAGAACCTGCAGGAACTAATACACCGTTTACAGTACCACCTCCAATATCACCCCTCATTGTTGGGTCATTTAAGTATTTCCAGTCTGTCTTGTAGAAATCATAACCTCTACGGAATCCTGTAAATCCTAAGTTAAGCGCCATTTCCTCATCATTGTCAAAAAGACCATAAGATGTTCCACCTGCTCCATAAGAGTTTTGAGCTGCTAACATATCGTCAATATCAAAACCAAAGTTTCTGTTTAAGAAAATAACATTTTCTTCAATTGAACCTTGCTTATCTAAACGAGAAATGATAGAATCAAAATCTGCTAATGCATTTGGGTTTCCACCTGCCCATACATTTCCTCTGTTTTCAACAACATAGAAAAGACCTTCTGAACCTTTGTTACCTACACCACTTGCAATTCCTTCTACAATTGCTGCTGCACCACCACCTGCTTCAGCAGGTACTGCTTCAACCATAGCCGTTTCTAAATAGTCTTCAAAACGAAGTCTAGTTTCATGCTCTGATTTCATGTACCATAAGAATCCAGTTGCTCCATTTTCAGTTGTTACTTCAATCCATCCAATCTGTGCCATGTCAGAACCAGATACTGCGTAACGGTCTTTAATGATAATTGGTGAATTTTCGAAAATAAAATCATCTGCTTCTAATTGTCCTTGCATTCCAATAGAACCTTTCTGAAATTCAGAACCATAGATAAATAAAGAACATACTACTGCTGCTGCCATTGTCTGACCTCCTGCTTCATAGTAAGCTACATCAATTGTTCCAGCTGTTAAATCTACTGCTGTAACGATTGCTTTATTGCTATTAGTTGAATTAAGAGAACTATCAGACAACATAATTGTTTGACCAACTCTAATCGCTATAGAACCAGATCCTGGTACTAATACATCTCCAATTGTTAAAGTAGCATTATCTTGACCTGCAGCTGCTGCTGAAGTCACTGATGTGTACTTTGTGTGTAATCTTCCTTGCTCTGCCCATTTGATAAGGTCAGAATTAGAAGGCATTTCAGCGCCTACCATTCTTAAGAATGATGCTACTGTTCTGTTTCCATAACGTTCGAATTCTTTCTCGTAAGTATCTGGAAGATACTGATTTAAGAAATCAAAGTTAGTAATGTAATTTGTTTGTAATAATACTTGTTCCGAACTTGGTTGTAAATCAAATCCTGGTACGTTGTTAACAGCTCCTGCCATAATTTTTGTTTTTTTAATTATTATTTATTTTTGCTACTTCTTATTCTCAAACCTTTTCCACTGTTGTCACTTACTGCTCTAGCTTTAAACCCTGTATCACCAATTGATTGTGGAGTATTTCTAACATTCATATTAATGTTTTTACTTTTCTTAGAAATATCACCTATACCATCTGATTTTCCTTGCTCGTAAAAATACTGAGCAAATCTTTCAGGATCCATTGCAGCACTAAGTGCCTTGTGCCAACCTTTAGCATCAGCAATCAATCCATCGTCCCCTACATATTTTCCTATAAGGTTTTCTAGATTCATTTGCTTAGACTTCATTTCCTTTGCATCTCCATAAGAATAACCGATTTTTTTATCTCCTATTTCGAACTCAAAACCTTTGAATTCAGAGTTAAAAACCTCATCAGTTTTTCTTGAAAAATACTCATTCTTTTTTTGATTAGCTTCTTCAATAGTCTTCGATTCTTGAATATACTTTTTATATGCATCAAGTTCTTTTTGCATTTCTTCAGAAACAGCTTTCCCACTTGACTCAAGAGGAGTGCTATATTTTTCTTTGAAATCATTAAGATACTTTTTTGCTTTCGAAAGTTCTCTTTTTTTAGCTATACTTTTCTTTTTAATTTCGGAGGAATCATCTACGTCTTCATCATATGAAAACTTTTCATCCATTAAATAATGAATATCTTCACTATCTAAATCCTCTTCTGTTAAAGAATAATATTCAGCTAACACTTGGTCGTCTTGTAAATCTTCGTAATTTTTATTTGCTTTTGCAAAATCACTAAAACCTCGACCAGTTTCTTTTTTAAATTTTAAATATCTAGAAACATCTTCTGGTAAATCTTCACTTACTTCTCTTTCCGTAAATAATTCATCAATAGATGATATTTCTTTATTATATCTTTTTCCAATATATGAAAGAACGTCTTCTTCTCTTAATTCAGCAGGCTCTTCAGTTTTTAATGATTCTTCAACTTTTATTGACTCTTCAGCTTTAGGTTGATTTTCATTTAAACTTTCTTCATGCTTGTCTAAAAGATCTTTTTCTACCTCTTGAACTGATTTTTGTTCTAAAGGATTTACTTCTTTTACTTTAAATTCCATTTGATTTGATTTTTACAAAGTTATATAATTAATTTAATTTATTTTTAAGGTACTATCTAGGCTCAAACTCTGCAAGATCAAAGCCATCTAAGCTATCTTCATTGGATTCAAAACTAATTGGAGGTAAGTTATTTTTTCTTTGCTCTATTAATTTTGATTGCTCTGTATTGGTTTGAGATATTCTTTCAGATTTTGCACCTTCTCTTTGAAGCTCTCTTGATTTTAATCCATCTATCTCTACGCCTTTTAACTTCATTTGAAGTTGAAATTCTAAATTCATTAACTCAGCTTTTATAGCAGCTTCACCTTGCATTTTCTTAACAGAGAAAGTAGCTTTTGCTTCTTCAATCTGCATAGCTGCTTGAGTTTCCATTTGAATCTTTTGCATTGCAGTTTCTGCAGCCATTTTTTGAGATTGCATATTTATTTGACCTTGCTGTTCAGCGGCAGCGGCTTTCGCTTGCTGGTCAGCATCTTCTTTAGCTTTTCTTTTAAGTTTTAAAACTTGATTAGCTAATTTTATATTTCTAATTTCTCTAATATCAATTGCGTCTTCTAAATTTATTGAATCACGTTGAAGTGCCATTTGAATGTTTTGTTCTAACATTCTTTGTTCTTCCTCGTCTGGTTGTATTTCAATAAATATTCCAAAATCACTTAAGTATAATTCACTTATTTCTTCTAATATTCCAACATTAAACTTTCCAATTTGATTTATAAATTGTTCTTTAAATTCAGAATACTCTAACATATCTGCTATTCTACTAGATAAAGCAGTACATAGTCTTTGACTCATTTGTAACCCAGCATCTAATATGTGTCTAGTTGCTGTATTACTACTTAGTGCTGCTAATTTCTGAAGACCTACTAATGCATATGAATCAGGTGTTGCGCCATCTCTTGCCTCATTAAGTCCAGTTACATCCCTAAGCATAGAAAGATAATGATTATAAGAACCTATTAAGCTTTGTATTTTACTTTGACCTGAACTACTGTTTAATTGTTGGATTGGAACTTTTGCTTGATTATAGTCTCCATCTTGAGTATAGCTTCGTCCAATAACACTACCTGTTTGAAAAAACATTCTAAGCGCATCCTCTGGATTATATGCTTGCCCTGTTCCAAGGTCTACTTCGTTTAAACCATCGGCATCAATAAATACACCATCTGGTACAACTCTTGAAATTACTTGCTGTAGTTTAAGATGAGTTATTTGAATTAAATCAGCAAACGTAATCATACGTCTAACTAAAGATTCTAAAGCTCCTTTATACATTCTTGGCGCACAAGCTACATACTCTGGGTATACTTCTTGAGACGCTGATTCTGGTCTAGCCATGTTTTCAGACATTTCCCATTTAAGAATTATGTTAGTTCCCATAACCATAACTCCTTCATACCAAACATCAATTGTTTTTGAAACTTTTTCAAATCTACCCTCTTCCATCATTTCTTCAGTTGGGTCGAACGTATCGTCTTTTTCAATTAATCTTTCAGCACCTGATGCATTTATTTTTTTCTTGTATGTAAAAGTTTGTGTTGTTTTATAGTTAAAAAACAAAAGAGTCACGCTGTCTCTACTAAATAAACTATTGTTGTAATACTGAGCAGTGTTATTATAATCATACCAACTTTGACTGTATTTAGAAATTTCTTCCATATCTACCCTTGTCAAACTTGGGTCTATTTTTTTTAATTCAGTAATTGGAATTGTTTTAATCTCTCCCCAATAAAAACAATCAGAAAAATGAGGGTCTTCAGTATAGCTGTAAACCACATTTGCAGGGTCTACATACTCTACTTTTATTCCAGCTCCAGGTTGAAAAACATTTTTACACATTGAAATACCCAAAACAGTTTGATCATAATAAATTCTCTTTTGAGTTTCATGATATCTATTACTTTCAAGAACAGTATTAATTGCTTGCTCTTCAGCTATTTCAATAGAAGGCTTGTATTTAAGTTGCATATGAAGAGCTAACTCTTCAGATGTATTTGGAACTTCTTCTTCAGATGTTGCAAAAGTATTAATACCAAAGTCATTTTGAACTTGATTCATCATGTCTTTTCCCAACATGTCTTTTTCAAGCTGCACTTGGTATTCACTTCTTTTATCTAAAGACATTCCATCTTGAGCATAAGCGTTTACTTTAAAAACCCTATCAGCCATTCCGTTAACAACAATATCTACAAACTTTGGTATAATTGGCACAGGTGTCCAGTCTAAGTTTAAATAACTTAAATCTCCATCAATTGCTAATTCATTTTTATATTTTTGAACAGATTGCTCTCCTCTAGCATAAAGCCTAAGCCTATGAAAATCTGCCCATTGATTATAAAACCTTCCTTGACCTCCGTCTTTTCGAAACCACTCATATTGAATAGCTTGACCTATCTGCAATCCAAAGTCATAAGATTTTTTTTCTGCATCAGAAACAAATTGACTTGGAAAACCTGTTGGATTAATGTTAACCTTTACATCTTTCATTTATCTTATAATTTGACTACTATTTCCTTTGTTATCATATCTAGCAAAGTTAAGTTTTATTTTTGATTGTTTTTTAATAGGTTGATATAAGCTTTTTTGAGTAGCCATTATAGCTAAACCGGAACTAATAGAAGCATCAAATTTCGTTCTATTATTAATATTAAATCTTGCCCAATCTTCTAATGTCCTAGTAAAATACATTGAACCTACTTGGTCTGAGTCTCTAAATGTTTCAGTTAAATCAAATCCAACATTTTTTTCTATATAAGATTCTATAGCAGCAGCATGAGCTTGTTTAATATCTTCAGAACTATTTGGTATTCCACCAAGTTCTTTTTCTGTTTGTGACAACCTATTGTACGTCCTATCAGGCCTGTTTATACTGTAACCTCTATATCCTCTGTTTTTAAAATGATATAATAACCTAGGCTTGTTATTCTCTATAAGTATAGGCATTCCATAAAAAACACATGCCATTAATATTTCTTCAAAAAATATTTCTGCAGTTTGTGGCCTAGCTACATATTCTAAAAAGAACTCGTTTGTAGGGCCTTCATCCATATGAAACTTAGTTAGTCCATGA